GCTTTTAATTTGTTTTACAGTTTTCAAACCAGAGGCTAAAACGGTTGCTGTAGATACTACTTTTTGTATAGTAGCGAAAGGCTCTGGCAATACAGACTTATTACCCCAAACTTCGCTTACCCCTTGGTAGGTGTTAATTGTAGCCTGTGCTATAGCTGCCGCCTTACCAGCCGCACTATTTTTGCCTAGTATATTTGCTATGTCTCCAAAAGTACTGCCTACTGACGCTAGTTTTTGTTTTTTAATAGCTTCGTCTCTAGCTTTGTCTTCGGCTGCCGCTTTGTCTGTAATTGTTTTTATTTCTGCTGCTCGTGCCTCTTCTAAAACCTTAGTGTCTTCGCCGTATGTTTTTGCCGCTTCAATTAAATTAAAATATTTATCTCTTACTGCGTTCACTTCTTGCTGCTCTTTAGATAGCTTACTGTCAAAATATTTATTTTCTGCGTCTTCAATTTTCTGTAAATAGGCTAGTTTTTCTTGGTAGTCTTTGTCTTGCTGTGTTTTTACCCTTGCCGCTTCGTCGTCTATTTCTTTTTGTTTAGCTTCTTTTTCCTTGTCTGCTAATGCTTTGTCTTGCTCGTTTTGTTGTAGTATATAACCGTCTCTAGTATTTTTTAGTTTGGTTAATTGCTTTTGAGTTTCAGCTATAGCCTCGTCTCCTTTTTTAGCTATGTCGTCTGGACTAAAAACCATATCCGCTATGCCGCCTGTAAAACCCTCAGCTAAAGCCGTACCCTCGTCTAGTATACCTAGCTGTGCTAACGTTTGACTTATAGCGTCTACAGCGCCTAGTAATAGAGTTATAGGTAAGGTTATAAAAGCTATAATACCCTGTAGTATATTTTTATTACGCTGTGCCGTTTCGACTTGCTGCGTTTTAATTTCTTTTTGAGTAATTAGCTGCGCCTCTAAAGCCTTTATAGTTTCGTCAGTTTGGGCTTTTTTCATATTTAATATGTCACGCTCACTTTTTCCCTGTAGTTTTAAAGTGTTAGCTGTACCGCTTATAGCGTCAGCAGCCATTTGTGACGCTTCTACGCTTTTTTGCTGGCTTGCTAGTAAGTCTTCTTGCTCTTTACTAACGCCAGATACTAGCTCTTTTATATCGTCCCAGTACGCTACTATTAAACCTAAAGCCACTACTATAGCACCTATACCAGTAGATACTATAGCCGCCTTTAAACCTTTAAAGCTACCAGTTAAACTTTTTATAGCACCTATACCGCCCTTAACACTAGCTTTGTAGTCTTGAAATTGTGATACAGCACCGCCAGTAAGCTGGTCTAGTAACTGCATACCCTCTCGGTTTTTACTAAGTTCGTCGTTAAATTGGTCTAACGCCTTTGTAGTGTCTTTTATAGCTTTTACGGCTTGCTTGCCGTTTACTTGAAATTCTACCCCTATTTTTTCAATAGCCATTTGCTTTGTGTTTTAAGTGTTTTTACTCCGTCTTTTAGGGTTATAGGTAGTTTATTTTTGCCTTGCGCTATGCGTATGTTTTCAGTTTCGCCGTTAGCTTGGTCTAGCATATTTAAAATTAATTTTAGCATATTCTAATTAAATTTGTTTATTAGCTCTAACTCGCTTTTGCCAGTTTGTAAATTAGTATTAAGTTTATTTATTACATAGTGGTTACCAGCTATTATAATCCTGTCTTTCATTTGTATTTTAAGTAGTAAAGCTAAAGGAAGTTTAACCTCTACTATTGTTAGTCTTTGTTTAGGGTTAAAAACACTAGCTATATAGCTTTCATAATATTTACTGTAAAGAGTTTCTGTAAAACTTTCGTCTCCAGTCCATTCGTTTTGCTCTAGGTTAAAATTTAATTGAAAGGGGTTTACTGCTGGGTTTTCGTCAATAGTGTTAGACGGCATAGACCTAGAGTATAATGTAGTCGTAGCGTGCGCCGTTCCGTCTTGGTTTATGTCGTTTACAAATTGTATTTGCGTGCCGCTGGCTGGGTTAAATGCGTAAAACAATAGTGGCGACGGTAGCGCAGCGTTTTGGCTTTTGTCTACACTCCACCCCCATTGTATATTTTTTTTTGTACCGTCTACTAAACGCTCATACATAAAATGTCCGAACGGACTTTCGACCTTATAAAGAGAGCCAGACAAATTGTTTTTTGAGTCGTTATACTGTATTAAACCCCACGCTTTATTGAATATTTCGCCAAACTTGTTAGCAAAAAATGTTTTAGTGTCTTTAAATAAAAACTTAATCTCTCTATACGGTAAGGCGCTATTTACGCTGTGCTTGTCTATACCTACGTATTCGGTTATGTCGTAAGTCTCTGCGTCTTCATCGTAGTACTGGTTTAAAGGTTGCACTTTTATTTTACCGTCTTCTTGGACGTAAGCTGTTAAATTAAATGTACGAAACAAACCAGATAAAAAATCTATTATAGTCATATCTGGCATTTGCTTATCGAAATTAAATTGAAAATTATTTGCCGTAGTAAAGCTGCCAGTATTTCTATTAAATTGCACTATGCCGCCTATGCTAGTTCTAAAACCTATTAAAACTACTTGAATATCTGAAAATGTTATAGGCGTGCTAGTTGTAATTCGTATTTGGTAAGCGCCAGCGCCTTGATAGTAATTATTACCAGAGCCTTTAACGTTAAAAGTATAACTACCTATTACATTTTGCTCTGTATAAACTGGGGTGGCGTAATGATAAAGTTCTATTTTATAGGGCGTTGTATTATTTGAAGTGGTAAAATTAACCTTAAAACTAGTTACGTCTACATTTGAGTAAGTATTAATATTATTACCTACAGTACAAAAATAAACACAAGTGCCACTATTACCCCACGGTATAGTAGTAGTTATTTCAGTTTCGTTAGCCGACAAATTCTCTACTGCGCCAGACTTTCGAGACAGCCATAAAAATAAATTACTAAATTCTGGTATGCTTGCGTTTTTAAAAAAATCGCTTGTAAATTGTAACTCTGGATAGGTGTCTTCTATTGCTTCTATTATTTTGTTTACTCGTAAAGCATATTTTAACTGGTTCCAATATACGCCGTGCTTATTACTACTAGGCGATAAATTTCCTGTATTATGGTCGGTGTCTGACGAGCTGTAATACAGTCTTTGTGTATGCGTAATTAAGGGTACTATTACGTCTGTTGTAACTGGACTTTCTTGTATTTTAGTTTGAATATCTGACGCACTATATACCCTGTCGTATTGTGATAAATCTAAGTCTGATAGCTTACGCTCGCCAATAGCATCTTTAAGTTTAACCATTTCGCCGAAAAACGTAATTTTATAAGAATATGGCACGTTGTCTTTAAGCTCTACGCCTGTTAGTTGTATGTAGCCTTTGCGAAACGGTAAGCTGTTTAACTCTATATTAGCTGGTGTTTTTACCCTAGCGTCAAATGCAAAACCCTCGTCAATATGAAAGTTATAATAATGCTTAAATATCTTACTATTTGTTTTACTAGCTGGCAAATTAAAAGTCCTACTAAAAGACGTGAAAATTTTATCAATATCTCGAACATTTTGTATGCTGTCAGTTAGAGAGATACTCTCGTCTTTAAACATATCTAACCTTTGATTATTTATATACAGCTGTATTTCTAACATTATCTAACTTTATTTATTTTGTCAAACGCATACTCAAAACCAAACTCATACTGTACTAGCTGGTTTATTAAACTGGTCTTTTTTTCTAACGACTTTGTTTTACATATAATAGGTAGCACTTGACCGTTTTCAGTAATCCATATTTTTTTACTTAGCAAAAGCTCTTCTAGTGTTTCGTTAAAACTTTCGTCTACAAAATCTGTATTCATAGTAAAACTGTCTTTGCCTGTCTGGTTAAACGTTTTAGTCTGGTGTTGGTTAATACTATATGTACCGTTACTGTTTACTATATTTCTTTTAAATTTTTCATAGCTTGCCTCTGTAGTATCTCGTCTTACTAAATCAAAATAAACGTCTTGTAGTGCGCCGTATTTATTTACAAACGTAACTTTAAAAGGCTCGTATTTTGGGTTACATAACCTTTTTATTTGCCATACTACGCCGTTTACTGTTTTAGTCGTAGCTGTAGCGCTAAAAGAATTATACGCAAAACCTGTAGCCGAAAACGTAGGTACGTAGCCAGCTGTATTATTTGGCACATATAAAGTCCTAGTAGTTATAGCTGGTGCTGTGCCTGTCTCTATTACATTTGCGCCCTGTTGAAAATACGTAAAACCGTCTACGCCATAAAAACTAAAACTCTGCGTACTAAATACTGACCCATTTGCTAAATAATAAATTATACTAGCGTCACATTCTAAAGACTGGCTTGTATACGTTCCGTTAAACTCTACGTCTAAATAATCGCTAAACAATTCGCCCACCTCGAAATTAACTTCTTGTATCTCTATATTGCCTGTTACCGTGTTTAATATACCCTGTTTTGTAGCCGTATATAAAGGCGTAGAGCTACCGTTTATGTATATAGATAGCGTAGCGTAGCCGTCCGTAATAGGCGAGCTTAAACCTTTGTATAAATTTATAGTACTTCTTAAAAATCTTTTATCTGCCATTACTTTTTATTTACGTCTTCTTTTTTTTCTATTATTTTTAAACTGGTCGTCTAAGTCCCTAGAGTATGCTGTAGCAAATTTTAACTGTATACCCCTAGCCTCTTCGTCTTCGGCTTTAGTAAAAAAGTAAGTAGCTTTAATTCCTGTGTACCAGATACTACGGCTAATTAAATAAACCATAGACTTACGTTTTATAAATTTACCTTTAGCGTCTCGTACATTTGGTATGCCCTTTTGTACTACCCATTTGTCTATAGCACCCCTTAAACTACCGCCACCGCTATAACTGCCTGTACCAAATTGGTACGGCGACATAGGCGCTTTATTATACCTAGACATTGACCCTTGCGGCATAGCTTGTGGGTCTGCTCCCTGTACCCCTTTGTCTACAAACTTACCATAGTCTAAAGCATAAAAATTTAACTTTACGTCGTCTGGGTCTGACTGGTCTATTTTGTAATCTAAGCTATTAGCTAAGTCACCAGAGCTATTGTTTTTAGATAGGTTAGACTTTGCTCTAGACACTACGTTTATGCCTAAAGTATTCATTTCTTTTATAACATTCTTTAGCATATATACAAATCGTTTTTAACCATTAAGTCAAATGTAACTGCCCAGCCAGCTAGGTTATTACTAAAGCGGTCTACAAACGGCTCGCATTGAGCCTCGCCGTCCACTTGGTAGCCGTCTAGTCTTAACTGTCCGTTATGTAAAAGTTGGTATAGTCTATTTGTTACCGCTAGCTGCGAGTTTAAAATAAAATGCTCGTTGTTATTTCTTTGAAATATGTCTACTGGCTCAGACTTTTGTATGTCTACTACGTCCATACATAAAACCGTTATGTTAAAAGTCATAGTCTGACTGTCGTTTGTAGCGTTATTTACAATTATATGCGACAAAGGAAAGATAGTCTGCTTACTTAAATCTACGTCTGTAAGGTCGCCGTATGTTACTGACGATACGTTTTTATCCTGTAGTAGTGTATTCTTAATTGTCTCTAGCATTAAAAAAAATGCCCTTGCGCCGTTATTATTCATTACTTATTAAATTTGCTTTTTATATGGTTTTCTTGTACTTCGTCTTTTTGTTTTGAGTACGTTAAATATGTTAAACAGTTATGTACGTTTTTTTCAGATACCACCTCTAAGTCTAAAAATTTATCGTTTGCTAATCTCATAAAGCTGTGATACCACCCCCATTGTTTATTGAAATTGTCGGCTCGTCCTGTAGTAGTTCCTGTGTCTGCGCTTCCGAATAAGCTAGCGTAGCTTTCAGTAAGTCGTTTTCTAAATGAAAAAAAAAATTAATAGCGCTTATAGCCACGCTTGACGGCATATTTAACATAGCGTCGTGCCAGCTGTCGCCTCTGTATTTTTCTATTTGGTACTTACCTTTTATGCGTTCCGTAATGGGTCTATATAAAACAGCCATAGCTTTGTGCATACTTTCCCAGTCGCCTATATTATTTTCTATGTCTACAAACTCGCCGAACGTTAAATCGTCTAATTGCGGTACAAAACCAAACTCTGTATTACCTATCTTAAACCTAGTTACTAGTAGAGGCTTCTCAGACAGAGCCTTATTTATTTTGTCTGTTATTTTGTTTACGTCAGATATTTTAACGTCTAACGCCTCGTCTATTTTTAAACCGCAAAAAATCTCTAGCATTTTAATTCCTGCGTACTCTTCGGTTATGTCGTCTGCACTCTCAAACGTCTTAATGAATTTCTGGTACTGGTAGAGGGGTATGTCGTTTAAAGACGTAGGCACTTGTAAATCTACTTTCATTTTGTTAAGGTTTATTATATAACGTTAATATACTATAATTGTGTATATAAAAAAAAACGCCTGTAAACTTAATTACAGACGGTATTAGTTGTTTTATTATTTATTACTTATATAATGCTCGCAGCCGTTATCCTTAATAGGCGTAACTAAAAAATATGACTGCATATAGTCGCTAGGTTTTGCTTTGTAGCGGTAGCAAGTATGTTTTGACTTACAGCCGTCGCCTTTACACATTGTTATATCTGGCATAGTTTTTTTTATTTAGTTACTACCGAAAATCTCTAGTGCGCTTTTATTTGCTATTTGCATACCTTTTAAATACTCTTTATGAGCATACTCTATGCCTAGTAGTTTAATGTCTATTTTTTGTATTCCTGTAATGTCTAAAGCGTCTACGGCTTTATAAAAAATTTCTTGATTTGTCATATTAGCTAAGTTTTTTAATTATGTCGTCGTATGTCTCTTTTGCGTCGTCGTAGCTTTCGCTGTTTAGCATTGAGGCTATTAATACAGATATAATCTGCTTACGCTCAAACTCTGGTAAGTCTATAATCGTTTGTAGTAATTCTTTTGTTTTAGTATTCATATCGTTTATTTTAATTAGTTAAAATTTTTCTTATAATATTGGTAGCCTCTTCGTCGGTTTCGGCATTTCTGTAAACGTAGTCTACAAGTCTTGTTTGCGAATATCCTTTAATGTACTTTTGCTGTGCGCTTAAAAATAATTCATTCATATCGTATATTTTAAAAGTTAATAATATTAATGTTTCTTTTTAGAGGGTCGTCCTTTCATACCTTACTTTATGTTTCATTAACTTACTGCAATATACAAAGTATTACTTTAATATACAAATGTTTTTTGGTATTTCTTTTTTAACGTATTGCGTAGCGTGCTACATTTGGTCTGGATAGTCTGGTAATAATACTATAACGGCAGCTGTCAATACTATGGTTATTACGGTCTTCTGGTTTATTTAGTAGGTTACCGTTTTTGTCTTCTAGCCATTTGTAGTTACGAAATTCCTGTAGTGTATTTGTACTACTGCTAGTTATGTATATGTTATACCTCTTCATTAAGTCTATGCCCATTAAGATACTGTCTTTGCCTTTAGTTGCTGGTTTACAGTTCCAGCCGTACCTATGTAGCTCGTCGATACTTTTAGGCTCGCTGCTGTCTGCAAATATCTCGTCTTGCCTTTTTAAATCTAGGCTTTGTAGTTTATTATGTATGTCTCTATTTGTCATAGCATACTCATAAAACAGCTCGTCAATATACAAGTTGTTATCTAGTACGTATGTAGCTACCAATACAGAGGGGTCGTTTACAAAACCCCAGTCAAGACCTCTAGCCACTAGCTTGGCATTTGCTGGTATTTCTGCGCACTCCGTAAACTTAAATACGGTTGCCCTGTTACGTCCGACTTGCCCTAGTCCGTATACTCTCCAATAGTCTGGGTCTGTATCTTTAAGACGTTCTATTTCGTCTACTAAGCTTTGCTCTAAAAATTTATTGTCTTTGTATGTAGTTATATGAAACGCTGCGTCGTCTCTAGTCTTTACTTTAGTGTATATAAAGCTGTACTCGTCGCTAGGGTTATAGTCCATTATTATAGACGGTGCGCCCTGTGTGCCTACAGTTCTAAATATAACTTGTGTAAAAGCATCGTATGACATCTCGTTACACTCGTTTAAAAATGCTAAGTTTCTTTTACGTCCCTTTAATCTGCTGGCTTGGTCTATACTTACAAACTCAAATAGGTTACCGTTTAGTCTATACTCGCTATTGCTTTTATTATGGTTTAACTCGTTATATAAATCGTACTTATTAAGTATGTCGAAAAAGTCTCGCATTACTGTAGCTCGTAAAGCTGGATAGGTAGCACGAAAAATAGTTATAGTCTTGCCTGTGTATTTTTGGCTATAAGAAAATATTAGCCATAGTAAAGTATTGTAAGTCTTGCCAGACCTAGTACCGCCTTGCATTATGACTATCTTTTTGTCTGTTTGCTCTAAGTGTCTCCAGACTACGTTCGTATCTATTTGCACTATTCTATAACTTTAACTGTAAACTCTTTTGTGTCTGTTACTTCAACTTGCTGGCGTTCTATGTAACCCCTGTGTTTAGCTTTGCTTTTTAAATAGAAAATAATACTAGCTGTGTCTTTGTCTTTTATCTTAGCGTATAACTGACCCTCTACAAAATCTATAGCCGCCTCGTGTATGTCTTGTACGTATGCTTTGTAGTCTGGGTCTTCTTTTAACCAGCGGTAGTGTGTAGCTCTACTTACGTCAGCACTTGCGCAGCTAGTAGAGACTATGCCTAAATTATACTCTAGTGCCTCTAGCATCTTTTTTTTACTGTCTTGTGTGTCTCGTACCATAAATATATAACGTGCTAATTTAATTTTTGTCTACAGCTTCTTTTTGTCTTTGTATAGCTTCTTGCATATACTCTCTAAACTTACGCATTTCTTTTTGTGTTTTAATATTGTCTATTAGCTTATATGCGTTTTCGTATTGTTTAACTGTTATTTGCGTCTGTAGTATTTTATGGTAATAGTCGTTTAAGTCTTTGCGTCTGTGTCTTATTTCGTCTTCAAAGTTTTTAACGCTATAAATCATTACATCGTGCTTACGGTATTTGCCGTTTTTTCTATAATGTGTGGTTAAGCTAGCGTATGTTACTTTATAGTCTGTACGCATTATGTATTCAAAGACTGCCCTAGCGTCTACTACTTCTTGTTTTTTACTTTTACTATATATGTTTATGCCTGTATACTTAATTACTAAATTAGCTATTTTTTTGTGCTGGCTCATTATGGGTAAGTTTTTTAATTATGTTACTATTCGTTTGGACTTGTACGTAAAGCTGTGCTATAACTCGCTCTAGTGTACTTATGCGTTCCTGTTGGGTTTGTTTTTTTTGTCTCATTATTTTAAGTCTTTAATTGGTAGTATAATTCCTTTAGACGTATTATTATCGCCACCTAGTACGTTTCTGGTAGTTTCCATATAGCACTCGCATTTCTTTTTTAATTTTTCTAAAGATATTAATATATAAGTATTTGGCAATACAAAACAGTAATAGTCGGCTTTGCTAGTACTTATGCCAGACGGTTTACCTCTACTTTCATATTCTACGAAAACTTGAAACTCTGCCTTAGTACAGCACTTCACCTCTATAGTTTTATTTTCTAGTATGTCGGCTAGCTCTCGCTCTTTGACTTGCCCTACTTTTAGGTCGTACTCAAAATTATTTTTAAACTCCATACTATAGCGTTCCGTGTATTGTATAGTCGTTTATGTCAAAGTCTTCACGTATGTAGGTTTTATATAAGTCTATGCCTTTGCGTAACTCTTTTTTGCCATACTCTAAAAATGTCTCGCTACACTCCCATACGCCTATATCTAAAGTGTTTTTAGAAATACATAAAAACGTAAAGTCTTTATAAGTTAATTGTTTTTCTGGCGTAGAAAAAAGCTCTATATAAATCGCAGCCTGTAAGTGATACCTATATTTAAAAGCCGACTTGTCAAAGTTCTGAACGTCTTGCGTAGTTTTAATGTCTACTATGCCACCGCTATTTTTTAGCACGTCAGCTTTGCCTCTAAACGGCATACCCATAACATTGCCTATAGCTGGTACTTCGGCTTTACTGTCGCCTATTAGCTCTATAGCTTTAGGGTTTTTAAAAAATGCGTCTATTAGTCTATTATTGTCGCTTTGCTCTTTTGCTGTAAAACATTCGCCAAACTCTTCGACTGCCTCTTTAAACTTTTTAGAGTTACGACTTTGTACGTCTATAAATTTAATTTGCTCGTATTTTTCTGGCTCTAGTATAGCCGTGTGAAATAAATGCCCAGCTCGTAAGGCTGGCGTAGTTTCGTTTTTAGCGTACTTAGTTACATAGTAATAAGTCTTTGGACTGTCTAACAGTAATTTTAAACTAGAGCTGCTTAAAGCTAGCTTATTTAATTCTCCATAGTAAAAGCTGTCGTCGTACATTTTAGGCAATAGCTCTGACTTGTCGTATATATTACCGTCTAGTAAAGTTATTTTATTATTCATATATTTTATTTTATTATTTTAAAAACCAAATTATAGAAAAAGCGTATACTAATGCTATAAAAATCATACCTAGCCATACGTATCGTTTTGTATTTTTCATACGTAGCTATTTTTAATTATTTCAAATTTTTTAGCGTATCTAGGTGCGCTGTCTTTAGCTTTTTCTATAGCTTCTTTTGGGGTTAATGCCTCTACTATTACAGTCTCTCTATCGTAGCTGTCTAGTGGATAGCTTAAATACCAGTATTCTATTTCGTATTTTTTCATATCGTATAGTATTAATTATTAATTTATTTTTTAGTCCCAGTCTTCTGGAAACATTTTTTTACCTATTACTTTGCCTAACTGCATTACTACGTATGCTACAAATAGCCAGCCTATTGCTTTAATCATTTTCTGTAATTATTAGTTCGTATAATTCCTGTATAGCTTCGTCTATAAAATAAGCGTCTAAATCATCTACATAAATAATAGTCTCGTGTAACTTAGAAGTGTGTTTTATAAACTCTACTAACTCGTTACATAAGGCGCTATCGTAATAGTGTACGTTTTCGTTTACACAAATATTATTAGTATTTTCTGTAGCTATATAGACAGAGTAGCCGTCTGCTGTAGACTCTTCATATACATAATAGTCTTGTATACCCCAGTTGTTAGTAAATTTAAAATTATAATGCTGCTGTACTTTTTTAAGGTTTTTCATAATTCTATTTTTAAATCGTTAATTTTTTCTTTTAGTCTATTTACTTTTGCGTCAGCCTCTAGTTTTGCTGTACGAAAACGTGATAGCTGTACGTTGTACGAGCGCTGCCTTTCTTGCATAGTGCCGACATAAATACCTATGCGAGCTAATGCGTTTGCAAATTCGTTTAATTGTTTTAGTGTAGTTTGGCTGTTAGCCGCAGCCGCTTTTTCTTGCCAGCTAATTAATAATTTAGTCGCAAGCTCATAATGCCCTAAATAGCTAAACTCTTCTACGTCTAGTACATTACTTTTAATTTCTTTGGTTATATCGTTTTTCATAACTGCAAGCTACAAAAAAAAATTGTTAATACCTAACCTAAATTGTTTAAAAGTTATTTACCCATACGTTTAAAGTACTCGTCCCAGATACCTTTTTCTGGTCGCTGTATGTCGTTTCTATTAACTATAGCCGCCTTACTCTCTGGCAATAAGTATATTTCTTTTGCGGTTTTATCATTTGCCCATAAAGTAGTTTTGCGCATACTTTTAGTTTCTAGCTCTGGCATATTTAGATTATTTAACCAGAATAAATAGTTACCTTTAGGGTCGTTTACAAAGTATAGTTTAACTACGTCTTTGTCTAAAGCCATTAATTTATCGTATTTGTATTTTTCTAAAAGCTTACCCTCGTAGTATTTGTTTCTAAATTTCATTTCTACTACGCATTTTTTGCGCTCGCCGTTTTTTTCTGGGCATAAACCCTCAGCGTCAAAATGACTACTACCCTCGCCAGTCCATTTAAGCTGCCAGCCGTCAAAGTTTAATATAGCTACTACAGCTTGCTCTAATTTATGTACGTTCTCTAAGCTCATATATTTCGTTTAAGTCCTTTATAAATCTTTGTGCGCCTTTAGGGTTGCACGTACAGGGCATATAAAAAGCGTGTTTTTTATAAACTGCGTGCATTTCGCAAATTTTCTGGTACTCTTTTTTAGTTAGCGTGTTTGAATTGCTAGCTCTAAACTTAGTCCAGTATTCGTAGTCTTGTTTATTCATTGCGGTTAAATGTTAATTCGTTTAGCTTGTCTCTACGGTTTTCACAGCCGCAGCTCTCGTAACCTAGTAAGTCTATTACTATTTTTTTAACTATCCACTTTACGCCTGTGTACTTAAATATCGTTTCTAGTATCGTGCCTATTTTCATACTCTTTTTTTATTTGGTTTTTAATACTCTTTAAAGTGTTTCGTAAACTCCAATATGTTATATTAGTTTCCCTACTAAATTTAGCTAGCTTTTTGCCGTCTAAATAAACCTCTTTAAATATACGCCTTAAATAGTATAAGTGCATTTTGTCGCTAGTGAAATCTTTTAAATACGTGTCGTTTTCTAGCATACTTAAATACTCTGGGTTTTCGTACCAGTCTATAATAGCTTTAAGTTTTTTGTAACCGTCTGGTTTTTCTATATAAGTATCGTTTTGCGCTTCTTTTTGTAACTGGTCTAACTGTAAGTATGTTACTTTTTTTTCTTTGCGCTTTAAGTCATAGACTAAGTTACGTAAACATATATATATAAAGTAGTAGTTTATTTCGTCTTCATTGTAGTATAAGTCTGCGCCTTTATTTTCTATATGTAGCTGTACGTTTATATACATTTCACTAACTACGTCTTTGGCGGTTTCTTTATTGACACTAAAACTCTGAGCTATTTCTAGCCAGACATTATGTTTTTCATAAATTTTAGTTAAAATGCAAGTTTCCACTCACAAAATATACAAAAAAATTATATAACTTAAAAGGGTGCTTTTATAAGTTTTAGCCTTTTTACTAGACTTTCGTTGTTAATAGAATACCCTACATTGTTGGTTATTGCTTTCATTATAATAGGGTCGTCAAGCGGCGTACATCTACCGCCAGAGCTTATAGACTTGACCTTTTTAATATGTAGCTGGCTATTCATAAACTCGGTAGGGTGCTGGATAAAACGGTGAGCTACAGCAAAAAAATCGCAACGGTTAACGAATTTGCCCCCTCCCTCAATACTACTGCTTTCTGGTACTTTTGGGTAGCCTTGGTATCTACCGTCTCTATACACTTGCCGTATGCTTTCAGTATTTGCGTGTGTACATAGCCAAACCGTTACTTTATTCTTTTTACAAAATAAACGTATGTCTGTAGTAGCTTCATAGTCGTACTCGTGTACTCCTAACCCCTTTAGCATTTCTTTGTCTTTAGCTAATGAGTTGTAAGGGTCTATTAAAAAGCCGTCATACTTATATGTTATTCTATGCTTTTGAGCCTCTTCTAGTAGCTCTTTATAAGTGTATAGCTTTGTATTGTCTATAAATTGAAAGTGTTTTTTAATCCAAT